CTCACGCACTGCATCTATAATAATTTTAGAACCTAACCCTTCTCGTAAACCTATTTCACAAGTTAACGTGGCTCTATCAATTTTTAAGTTTCCTATATGTTTTGTAATCAGATGGTATTCTGACGAATCGCCTTTTATCACTTAATTCCTACAAATTTTTTACCTTTTACTTGGATATCTTTAATACCCTTTATATCGCTTTTTACACCATTTTCTCTATGAGGGCAACCAATAAAATCACCATCTTTCATACCCTGTGGTTGTGGTCCTTTCTCAGGTGGAATTAAAAATTTTTTATTTTGTCTCTCTGTAATCATCTTTTCTAAAGGACTTAATTTTGAACCTTCTACAGTTGATTTTTTATTTTGTCTCTCTGTAATCATCTTTTCTAAAGGACTTAATTTTGAACCTTCTACAATAAATTTTTTATTTAGTTTATTTACAATTTTTTTTTTAAGATTTTTGATTTTTTCTTCACTCATTTTTCAAATCCTGTAAACCTAATTTTACTGCATTTAAACCAAGCTTATCATCTGCAACTCGTATTCTTTCTTTTGAAGCTTCTTCAGCATCTTCTCTTTTCATTTTCTCAAGATCAATACGTTGTTCAAATTCATTTGCTTTTCGTTGTTCTTCTGTCATAAATTCTCCTGATTTTCTTTGCATATCCATAGCACGTAAATCAAGTTCTCTTTGTTTAAGTGCTACAAGTGGATCACCTTTTTCAGTCATTTCTTCTGCTTGTTGTAATTCTTGAGTTAAAGCCATAACTCTCAAAGAAACCATTGAATCAAATTCAATTTGAAATGCGGCAGGGTTCGTTTTTTGTAATTTAAGCAAATCAGGACGTTCTTCTCCTATTGTTGCTACAACTTGTGCTCTTGCTTTCATTGAAATGTGTTCAGAGATGTGAGCTTGTAACAAAGCATATACCATAGGATTAATTTGCACCATTCTTGTTTTGATAAAGGCGGCATGCGAAATAATATGGGCATCGTGATTCTGTTGAGGAAAGGCAGTAGGCACTTCCATACGTAGAGCTTCTGCATTTTCAATCGCTGGATCTTTAGGAATTGGTGGTTTTTCTGGTTTAAGCAGATTATCCACCTGTTTTGTACCTAATGACTCGTAAACTCTACGAAAAGCCTCTCTAATATTGTGTAATTGAGGTGCACTTTGTGCAATTTGCAATTGAGTCTGAGCTAAAGTCACTCTTTGTGCCATAGAAAATATATTTGGGTCTGCTACAGGTATAACATCAACTTCATCACTAAAATCTGCAATTTTTATCAGCCTATTTCCCCCATAAACTGAGTAAGGATAGACTGGTGGCAGGTAAGTACCAAAAACTTTAGCCAAAAGTCTAAATTCTTGTCGCATTGCATAGTAACAACGCTTATGAATGGCACTCATTACCCTAGAACCACGTTCCAAGAGAGCAATTGTAGTGCCAACAGCTCTATTTTGAGCATCATTTCCTACTGCCATATCAGCAATTGCAGCAAATCGTTGTCCTGCTTGTACTACAAAGCCTAAAAGTTGAAAAAGTACATTACTTGGCTCTTTAAAAGGCAAAATTTGGAACTGATCTTTGATATTTCCACCCGGAGCATCAACATCTCTGAACTCACCGGGTTGAAAAGGTTGCTCATCATCCCTAATTCGTATACCTCTTGACTTAAAACCAGCGGGTAAGTTACTTAAAGTACCTGCATCAAGCAATTGTCTTAGTGCAGAGGTGGCAGTTTTACTCAAACCACCAATCATATGTATCAAACCAAAGCCATAAAAGCCTAGACCTGGTAAAAATTTGTAATGAACGAAGTATTCGTTTCTATTTAACATCTCATCGTTAGGTTTAAAATTGCGATAGATGCTTAAAACCTCTTGTGAACCTTCATCGATAGTCACGATGTATGGAACTTTTACATTCTTATCTGCATTAGGGTTCTCATACTCTCCTAAATCTAAATCAACATGCATCTCAAGAATATTGAACTGATAGTCCCTTGGTCCTTGGCTCGTGATTCCTTCCATTTCATTGTATTTTTCATCAACCTCATCCTCTTCTTGTGTAGGCATCAACTCTACATCACGATAAAAACCACCTTTTTGTTTTTTCAATACATCATTCTCTGTCATCTTAATTACATGCGTGATTCGTTCACAGTCCATCAGATCACTCGCATAATAAGGTACAACTAAATCCTCAGCAGGAACAAACTTACTTACTGCTCTGGCACGAGTTTCATCGTAATAGATTTTTTTGAAAGCACTACCTGCTAAAGGTAAATAAAATAACAGTTGGTCAAACTCTGGAGTGTACTCCTCCATCTTGTCCATAAGCATATAGTTCATAAATTCTTTTACACGAGAGGCTTGCTCCTCTTTTTCTTTTGACATATCACCCACCACTTGTGTTCTTACAGGACCATCAGGTGGTAGTAACTCTTTGTAAGCTTGTGCTTGAAATTGAGTAACAGCCTCGGATAAAAGGGGATGGGTCACGCCACTCGCTCCTCTGAACGGTTGCCCTTCATCTGTGTACTTAAACCCTAATAAATCTAATCCAGAAATATAAGACTTCTCCCAATCACCACGGGACTCTTTATCTTTTTTAAATTCAGAGATAAGGTCAGATGATATGGATGTTAGTACAGAATCGTCCATATCTTCTGCTAAGTTTTTGTAGAAATTTTCTTCTTGAGGAGGAGCCTCCTCTTCCATTGGTTCGTCAGTTGGCTCTTCAACAGCCACATCTACAGGTTCAACCTGTTCTTCTAAATTTTCTTCTTCATCCATTATGTAATCCTTGTTTTCTTTTTACGAGCTAACTTACACCCGCGACTTTGAATAAAATCACCTTGTTTAACTCGTCTAATATCAGGTACAATTACCTTTGGTGTAAACTCATCTTCTACTATTGATTCAGTTATTGATTCTATGTCTGGAACTTTTCGACCAACAATATCATATTGTTTTTTACTTGGTCTGGGATCAATTCGTTTTTGTCTAAATATAGGTAATATTTTTTGTTTAGATCTTTTTGGTTGTCTAAAAGCTTGTCCTACTAACTCTTCTAAAGAACCAGCTGTTCCAAATGCTTTACTTAACAATTTAAATCTTTTAGCTCGTTTTAATTCTTCTTCAGTTTCGCTACTCATAATATTTATATTCCTTTGGGGGTAATTCTTCTAAATCTACATAATCTGAGTATAACTCAATAAAGTTGCCTTGCCTATACCTTAACACAGCTTGGGTGGTTGAATCAACATAATCATCATTTGCACCATTTGGAAAAGCGGCACATTCATCTATCACATCGTCAGCAAACTTCTCACCAAACGGATACCATACCTGACCACTTTCAAAAACAGGGGCACACGCATTTACACGAGTATGTTTGTCATTACCACGACTAGGTACAAAGGGAATGACAGGTATACCCATACGTCTAAACTCTTGAGTCAAAGGTTCACCACTTGCTTTTTGTTCAATGATTGTTGTCTCTGGTTCCCAATATTTGTTTTGCTCTAAAGCCACTGCTTTAAGTTCTGGAAAATCAAATTTACCTTTGATAGCATCTAACAAAATCATATGTGGTGCCCCACCTTCTTCTGGAAAAAAAATACCCCAAGTCGTAATCGCAGAATAATCTGCTGTTTCTTTTTTACTAAAAGCAGTATCATAACTTTGTATGACATGCATTAAATTTGGTATGTGTCCTTTCCAAGCTTGCCACCATTCTCGTTTTAAAATTGCACCCTCTTCACTCGTTGGGTTTTGCATATACTGAGCTGACCAGTTACGAATAGGTATACTTGACTTAATCTTTTCTAATTCCTCTAACTCCCAATACTCTGGCCATACTGGGTTCCCTGAGTCGAGGATCGCGGGAAATGAAATCTGTCTCCACTTATCTGCTTTAGGTTCAGCTTGAGCCTTCAATAATCTACCTGTCAAATCATCTTCTGCCCATCTTGTCATTACAACTAAGATACTACCTCCCGGTTGTAACCTTTGTCGTGGACCAGAAGTATACCACTCATAAGCTCTTTCCATTGCAGTGTCAGACATAGAGTCTTGTTCTGTGTGTGGGTCATCAATAATCAACAAGTCCGCACCACGACCTGTGATTGACGCTCCAACTCCTGCTGCATAATACTCACCACCTTGATTAGTTTCCCAACGACCTTTGGCTTTGGAGTCCTCACGAAGTTTCACATCGCCAAAGATTTCTTTATATTCTGGGGAATCAATTATGTTTCGAACCTTAGAACCAAACCTTACTGCAAGTTCTGTGTTGTGAGAAACCTGCATGATTTTCATTTTGGGATACTTACCAATGACCCATGCAGGAAAATACACAGATGCAAATTCAGATTTAGTATGCCTAGGAGGCATATTTATTACGAGCCTCCCTTTTTTATCTTTAGCTATATCAGTAAACTCGTGAGCAATAATCTGATGATGACCCCACTTACTTTTATCTTTTTCTTTACGACATATAAAATCTGGCCAGACCTCTTGTACAAAATATAGAAAATGATCCTGACACAATTTTATATGTTTGATCCATAAGGATTCTACTTTGAGCCTCAGTTTATCTGTCGTAAGTAAATCAGACTTCAAGAACTTTCTCCCATCGTAAACGTAACTCAAGCTGAACATCTTGATGCTCACGATTATCTCGTGTTTTCCAACCTTTATGATGTTTTGGGAAACGTCTTGACGTTGCTGTATTCTTAAAATTTACCGCTCGTAAACTTGCACCACTTTCACTCTCTACAGTGTATGTAATTATTTTTTTACCACCCATACTTTGCCACACTTTAATTGCCTTTGCATACAAAAAACTACAGGTACCTTTTGGAGCTTCATCTAAAACACAGTTTCTATTTATTTCTAAAGTAAAATCTTTATCTAATTTTCTCGCCACTGGTCGACCCACAATTACAACACCTACTAAACGATCTTTGAACATAGCTCCTAAACTAAATTTGTGTCCTGCACATCTCTTATTATGTCTGTGATGTTGGGTTACAAATTCATTAGCCTCTTTGAGACTAAGAGGAATTACTTTCAACAACTTACTCATCAGCTCATTATATTCGAGCCATACGAAAATGCAAATGTTTACATATATCTAACATAGCCTATAGGGTGTTGCTATATAAAGCCGCCCCCTCGACCCTGTCGCACTTTTGCAGGTGTCGATGTGATATGTAATGTGATATGAGCCTTCTATTGTTAGGGGAACAAGGCAGAGCACAAGCTCTGCCTTGTTTATGATTATCTAGAACCCTTTACAGTTTCAAAATTGTTTAAGTCTGCAATGCGAGTAAGCCATTCGTTTAAATGCTCTGCTAAATGTATGTCGTGTCTATCAATCATTTTAACAGTTTGCCTAGCAATATAATAAAGTAATGCATCTTTACTTCTTGGTGTGTTTTCAAACTTCGAGCTTACTTCACAAGCTTGTTTATAAAAGCTGTTAATCACTTTGTTGTGCTCAAGTACCTCGTGACATTTATAAATGAAATCGAAGAATGAACCATGAAAGTGGTTAACCTGGTATTTTAAATGTTTGTCTAATTTTAGCATAAGCTGCCCTTTCGTTTATAAGTAACATAATTGTTATCTTATATATATAAGATAATATAAGATGGCATAGTTGTCAATAACTTTTTTTATTTTTTTTCTATTGACTTCTATCCTATTATTTCCTATATTATATAAGAGACATTAATATTAACATTTAGCGAAAGGTAAAATAACAATGGCTCAAAGTAAAATAAAAACTCTTAGAAATTTATCAATAGACCAAGTTAATTCTATTGAATTTATTTCTGGTAGAGATTTAAAGAAAACTGTTATGGCAGATGATAAAGCTATGACAGAAAGGCAACATACCATTTTGGACAAACATAATGGCACTGTGATTGTTAAGACTAAAAATACAACACATCAAATTTCTAGAAGTAATGAAGTTAGAGATGTGATTGATGTCAAAAAACTTAGAGAACTTGACGAAACTCTTTACCAAGAATGTGTAAGAAAAGTTGAGTATAGAAAAATAAGCATTAAAACAATCAAACAATAGAAAGGATAAGGGAAGGCTAATAACCTTCCCTTTTTTTTATTATGAGTGATGAATATAAGAGAGCAGTTGAAGAAGCTTTAACAGTTATGCGAGATGTCGTTGAAGGCTATGTTGGTTTAGAAGATGTGGCAGACGATGTTGAGCAAGAGGTTAGAGAGCAATTGCTGCAATAAGTTCCTTCCTTGAAAAAACGAAGCTGACTATTCAGCTTCGTTTTTTTTTCTTTAAATTTTGATCGAAAAAAAACCTGGTTATTAGGTAAAAGAGAATAATTAAATATGATTGTATGAGCTGCCGCAGTATGATTGCGGCAGATATGATTGTAGATATGATTATATTTTAAAGCCAATCGTGATTAATAAAATAACCATCATCAAAAACTTTAGATGATAAAGTGTAGATTGTATGAAAACCCATATCCATATTTCCATAAGGTTGCTTTAAGCAATTCCATTTTTTGTCTAGCTTCATCCCTAAAATTTTAGCCACATAATAATTTAGTGTTAATGGTCTATTATCTTTTATATATCTAACAGAAAAATAAATTGTTCCATTCCTTGTTCTGTTATGTAATTGGGTGTAAATAGTTTCGCCTTTTTGAAATTGGCTTTTTACGAATTCAATACTTTCTTTTATTTCTTTAGTTTGCATAATTTAACCTTTCATTAATGTTATATATAGTATAGGATATTATAGGAAATAATGCAAGGCTTTTTTTAAAAAAAATGGCAGCTGAAAAACCTGGATTAATTACAATTAAAAAATGTATATAATATAATGTACACAAAAAAGGTGTAAAAAACGGAAGCTGAAAAACCTGGATTTATAATTGCGATCTAAAATAATTTTGTAACTTTAAAAATAATTTTTCTAAAGAGCTGTTGGATATGATTAACTGAAATATTGGTTCTTGATTCAAGTCCCTTGTGATATGATTGGGGATATGATTGGGGATAATATGATTGGGGATATGGTCACAAGAACCAAGTCCCACGAGTCTGAAAAGTTTGAACACTTTGTCCTTGACACAAGGTAGCAAGATAAAAACAAAACCACCACATTTAAAATGTTTGTAATGCCAATTGATTTGATAGTCAGAAAGTCCCAAATTCTTGCCAACATTCCCCTTCAACTCAATCCAAAATTCAAAACCATTCATCAAACAATTTACATCTGCAATGCCTCTGATGGTGGCACTCTCAATCCTTGTAAAGTGCCACAATCGTTGCTTTTTTTGTAAAGTTTTAATTTTTTTCCAGAGATAACTTTCATTCACTACCACAAGTTGTAAATAAAAAAAGTATAACTAGCAAGATTAAAAATAATTTTATCATCAATTTTTATCCTCAACATAGTCAACCATATTCTCAATGGTGGTCAATAAATTGCTTTTTACTACTTCAGATAACCTATCATCATCATTTATTTCAACATAATAAGCCATCAATATATCTTTTTCAGTATCAATCATTTTTTGCTTTTCTTTTCCAATATCGTTGACTCTCAACATCCTCAACTCTATTCCATATTTCAAAAAATCTTCTCAACCAATAAGATTGATAAACATATTTAACTTGACCACTTAAAAGCATTTCATCTGCACTTAAAATCTCGTCAAATTGTTCTCTTTTGCACCAAGCAATATATATTTTATTCAATAAATTAATTGTCATTTACAAACTCCAAAACTTCAAAAAAATTGTTAGTTTCTAATAAAGGTTTATATCCCATACCATAATTTTTTGATTTAATGATGTGAAATCTTTTTGATTCTTCGCCATACTCATCTTGGTACTCTCTTTCTTTTGGGTTGGGATTATCAATAAATATTTGAAACCCCTTAACCTCAAAACTAGGACAAGTATCATTACCATAAGATACATCTTCCCACTCTTTAGGTATTAAGTTTTTGATATCAAATAAACATCTATCAAAAAAAGGTAGGTCATAATAAGTGTGTTTATCATATTCATTTACAAGTTCGACTACTTCATCAAGTGAATCAGTTACAAGTACAACAGTATCTTTAGAAATATTTGTCACAGTAATTGAATAAGCCTTTGGCTCACTAATACTAGCAAACTCATTAAAAGTCACAAGCATATCTTTTGCTTTTGAAACAACAAATTGCATTATTCACCACCTTTCTCGTCACAATAATCACGAATCATATCTTCTATCTCATCATAAGTGTGAAAAATAGGATATCCAATTTTCTCTTGTACTGAAGTGACCATTTCGTGCATTGTTGGTTGGCAATCCTCATCCCCAAAATCAATATCTTGAATAGCCTCACAGATATCTCTACACTCTTGTTCATAGTAATATTCTTTAGTTTTCATAATAACTCCTTTGTTTATATTATATAAATATATTAAGCCTTAAAGAAAACTTTGTCAAGGATTTTAAATATTACTTGACATAATATCCTATATATATAATATTGTAATTGAACTATCTACGAAAGGAGAAAAAATGGGAGATAGAGTTTCAATAAGTTTTGTCAATGATGTCGACTATATCAATGACAAAGTAAGAGAGGAAAGTGTTCCTCTTTTCAATCATTGGGGAGGTAAAGAGTTTCCTCAATATGCACTCGATTGGGTTAGAAAACTCAAAAGAGAAGTAAACCAAAACAAAGACAATATATCAACCCCATACACAAGGTTAGAACCTCAAAGAGTTATGGTTTTGTTTATTGCAGATTTGCAAAAAGATAGACGATTTGCA